AAGGCTAAAGGTTAGCCTAAAGAAAGGGGTCAGAAATGACTTACTTAGAAAATCAAGAACAATTAACCAATGAGTACGCTAGTACCTCTCCAAAATATCGGGGAGATGAATTAGATAACTCAGAAAAACTACGCATTAGAGAAAACATCTCTAAGGGTCGCTCTATCCTTGACTCAATGAGCGAGATAGAAAAGACAGCGTTAAATCTTGAGATCATGTCAAGATATAACTGGAATAAGGGGCTCTAATTATGGGTAATTTATTAGATGTTATAGCGGTTGATTGCGTTGAGTGTAACAGCGCAGGATTTGTTTTTTACGGTACAGAAGGAACGCTAGTCATGCCATGCGAATGCGAAGGAGAATAAAAAATGATAACAGTTACACTAACAACAACACAAGGCACACAGAAAAAAATGACCTTTGATGAGATTGCTAAGGCGCACGTCTTCGTTGATAACTTGCCTAAGCGATTAAATAAATCAACACGGGTGCGAGTTGACTGTGATTTATTAGGATTGAATGGGTGGGTACAAGGTACACAGTAAAGCAAACAGATACGGTGGGCATACCTCTACGGTGTGCTCACTATTTTTTTTTATTTGTTTTTTTTGTATGTATGTATCGTACATCTGTAAAACATATTCAGAAACCTCTAAAACCACTTTTCCCAAATATAAAATTTTTCAGAAAATCTTCAAATTCGGGTATATAATAAATACATGGAAAACAATGGTTTTGCATTGAAGGTTTTTCAAGAAGAAGTTTGCGACGCATGCGATTGTCAAACGGTAGAGACCAAATTCTTATGGCATCAAGACGAAATTTCTTTTGTTACAAAACCAAATTTGGATTTTTCGAGGGATTAAACAATATCACTAAGTAACAAAACAGAATCTAACAATGTAGTTTCTCTATATGTAAGATGACCACCTTTTTCATTAAGTATCTCAACTGCTTCTGGCTCACTTGTCGCCAAAACCTGAACAAGCATTTCAACCTTATATGTATAACAACTTGTCTGTTCATTTATATGTGGCATATTGCTCCAATGTAGAATTTAAGTATAGCAGTATTTGTAAATCTATGCTGGTTTGATAGGACTCGAACCTATAACCTGTCGGTTAACAGCCGACTGCACTGCCGATTGTGCTACAAACCATTGTTTTCATCTAAATCTTTATATGTAACGCTATACTCCCCACCATAGATTTCTGCATAGGAGATTATATCCTTATTGTATCTTATGGCTGTAGTTTTGTCAACTAATCCCGTTTGATATTTTTTGATTGTTTTTAACTCCCCGGCAAAAGCAAAATTCCAGGCAGAGTGTTTGTTTAATGCTGCATTCATTTCAAGTAAATACTTTTCTAACCCAAGCCTACGAGATACCAAACCTTGTTTTTCTTCATACTCTTTTGCTACTTCGGAAACATCTACATCATCAGATAAAACATACCGGACATTCTCATCATCCATCCTAGTAGACCAATTTCGCATATTCTCTGCATAGTCGACAGCATTTTTATATGTCGAATCTGCATATGCCATGCGTTGTTTGTCTAAAGTGGTGGTTTGTGCCTCTATTGCAAACGCGATTAAGTAACACGTTGCGTAAGGGAACTTTTCATTGTACTTTTTGGTGGCGAAGTGAACATTTGGATTAAAGGATTCAATACAGATATTATCTTCCATAAGTCGCATATGATTTCCAATTGACGCGAACTCTGGAGTATTCATATCGCAGTCGACGAACAGACATTCCGCCGGATCTATACCTTCCGCCAAACATAAAATACTTTTGTCATATGTGCCGACGACTCGATGTCCCAAATTTCGAGAAAGAAGTGTTGCGCTCATTAAACCATCAACATCAGGAGATATAATTATATTTTTTGAGTATTCAAGCGTACTGAGTATTTCTTTTTTCAAAACTCCCCTTAAATGATGATATAATAATCCTACAATGAATGCACAAGACTGGTTGGGAATGATTCTTACCGCATTATCTATTCTAGCACTAGTTGCAGGCGGTGTCAAATGGCTCGTAAAGCACTATCTATCCGAACTTCGTGAAAATGGTGGATCTAGTGTAAAAGACCAGGTTAATAGGCTTGAAATTAAAGTTGACAAACTGTATGACATTTTAATCGAAAATCGAATTTCAGATTCTAGTAAATAATATATACTATATATAATATATATAAGATATCTTTTATATATTTAACTTAAAGATACATCTTTTTTCTTATATATTTTAAGTATACACGAACTTTCCTGATCTGTCAAATTGAAAAGGATATGATATAATAATTTTATGAGTTATGTAACCGCTTCCATTGATCAAGTAGGAGCATCTCCAATAAATATCCAATGGAAAGTAGTTCGTGGAGATACCGCAACTCTTAAGATAGAATTTTTAGAAGATGATGAAGTTACTCCTATAGATATCTCTGACTGGACATTTATTTCTTCTTCTTATGATGCCTCTGGTGATACTTTAGATGAATTGACCGTTGAAAAATATACTGGTTATGTTATTATTACTGCTACCTCTGATATTACAAAACTTTGGGGAAGTGGTTATAGAAATACCGTTTTAGAATTACCGTTTGACTTGGAAATTATTATTCCTAACGATATTTCTGGAGCGATTGAACCAGAAATTACTTGGACACCACTTATTGGAACTATTGTAGTGCTTAGCGATATAACAGGTACGGCATTATGATTATTAAAGTTACTTCACCTGCAGTTACACCGTCTAAAGTTATTAAGGTTAACTTAAAAACCTTTATAATGAATAAGTGAGTATAAGCAAAAAGTCTGATATTCCAGGCATGCAATCAAAACCCAAGTATGGCTATGCCGAAGCAGCAGCAGAAACAGTTATAGAAACAAATAATCCATCAGTGCCCGATATAGACTACAGAATACTTGTAGGGCCACCAGGACCACAAGGAATTGCTGGCAGGCAAGGAGAGATAGGGCCAAAGGGCGATAAAGGGGATTCTGGGCCACAAGGTGCCAAAGGTGAAAGAGGACAAAAAGGAGAGCCTGGAACTTCTACAGTTCTTACAAGCGATGGAGTAGTTTCTGAAGTTAGAAAATCTGGTTGGGCATATTATGAAAATTTAAATCAATCACAAATTCGTGTAGGATTATCTAGCGGAGATGAAGGATGGGTAAATATATTAAATGATGCAAAATCTGAGGGGACAAATGAACAGTATTTACCAAAAGGAAATGTAAGTCTATGGAGCGCAACAAGTCAACAATTAAATTTTAAAGGATTAGATATAGGAACCAGAGTTGAAGTAACTTATTGTTTTGAATTAGAAACATATGGAAATAATACTGAGGTTTGGATAAGAGCCTTTTCTGAAAAAGCAACTTTAAATTCAACACAGTTTGTAGCAAATCTAAAATATAAATATCTTTATGATTTTTCAGTTACTCAAACCTTGTACGTAATAAATGACAGAATTAGAAAATATGGAATTAACCCACAGATTAGAGCAGATTTTGACGGGGATGTAAAAGTCAAATCTATCCTAGTCCACATTTCTTAGTGGTATAATAAGATCATGGCATTTCCTGGAACATACGACTTTGACTATTATCGTGGAGACACATTTGTTTTTACAATTACCCCGAAAACTTCTACTGGAGCAACATTTGCATTAGATAGTTACGCTACAGCACCTGCAACAGTAATTTTCACAATATCTCCTGCAAGAGGAAGTTCAACTGGAGCAATAAACTCTACAACTAATACAGGAAGTTTATCGGCAGAAGTAAATACAACTACAGATATTATTACTTGCACAATTAAACCAGACGCTAGAACTGTTTTAGTTGGAGGATCAACATATTATTATGATGTTGAAATCTATAACGGTGCTGCATTAAGATATACACTTTTAACTGGAGAAATTACAGTAACCAATGACGTAACTGGCGCATCATAATGCCAGAAGTTGTTGTTTATGAAGATTCTATAACTGTTTATCAATCAGATTTAAATATTGTTCTCAATACCGCTCCAAATTTAACGGCAATTGATGATGAAATAGAAGTAACTCAAGCAAGTGGTGCCGTTACAGTAAATCAATAGTTTTTATTATTATGGTATAATCTTTGTATGGCTGCCACAAATATTGGAACTGACGGAACTCATAAATATCCCCTTGCAAAAATGCCGGTGCTATCAGATGCCGCAGATATTCAAATTGCATTAAGAAATTATCATTATGGACAAGATACTCCACTTGCAAGTGGTGCTACCCCAACTGCTGGTATTGCAAAATATCTATATGACATTGAAGCATCAATTGCTGCAATTTCTACAGATGCTAGCACTGTTGTTCAAGAATCTGTTATGGATGCAAAAGGAGATCTTTTTGTTGGAACTGACAACAATGCTGTTGATAACTTAACAGTTGGTAGCGATGGATATATTTTAACTGCAGATTCTGCACAGGGAACATTTGGCCTTAAATGGGCTGCACCAGCAGCAGCATCTACTTCAACTCCTGGAGTTTCTCAATTAAGTGATTCAACATCAGAAACTTCATCAGTTAAAGCAGCAACTCCAACTGCTGTAAAAGCAGCATATGACAAAGCATCAACAGCAGCAACAACATCTGTTGCAGGTGTTGTTCAATTAAGTGATTCAACATCAACAACATCTTCTGTTCTTGCAGCAACTCCAACTGCTGTAAAAGCAGCATATGACAAAGCATCAACAGCAGCAACAACATCTGTTGCAGGTATTGTTCAATTAAGTGATTCAACATCAGCAACATCTTCTGTTCTTGCAGCAACACCAACTGCTGTAAAAACAACATACGATGCAGTTTCAACATTAAAACAAACAGTTGATTCATCAACTAAGACAGCCAACTATACATTAGATCCAGCCGATGCTGGAAAAATTATTATTATGAACGTATCTTCATCAACTTCAATTATTACAATTCCATTAGAAACCACATTTCCTGCGGGAGCAAGAGTCGACATTCTACAAATAGGATCTGTTCAAACATCAATTGCACCAGTAAGTGGAAGCGTTACATTAAATAGTAAAAATAACAATAGAAAACTTTCTGGGCAATACTCAGCAGCAACACTTATTAAAGTAGCAACAAACTCCTGGGTCCTTCTAGGCGACCTGACGGCTTAAGGATATTCCATGCTAAATATACTTGGAATTCTTACTTCAGCAGGCGGCATTAATGCTACTGGAGGAACAACTGTTACTTCTGGTGGATACAAATATCATACTTTTACATCTTCAGACACATTTACAATCAACTCCGGTCTAGGTAATTTAGAAATCCTTTTGATCGGTGGCGGTGGTGGAGGCGGTGCAGGATTTAGCGGTTTTGGTAATGCCGTAATAAATACTGGCGGCGGCGGAGGTGCTGGAGGCGTAACAAACCCAACAATCACCGGAGCAGGACCAGGTTCTTATACTATTACAGTTGGCGGTTTGGGTGGCGGTGGGTATCAATCACAAGGTGGTGATGGCAATTCATCTACCATTATTCAATCAAGCACAACTTTGTACACCGCATTTGGTGGCGCTGGTGGTGCTTATGGATCAGGTAATTTTGGTAGAAATGGCGCATCTGGTGGCGGAGGCGGTTGGACATTTTACACAGGAAGTTATAGCGCTTCAATAGGTGGAACCGGCTCGCAAGGTAATGATGGTGGTTCAGGGCAAGGAGGTTCACCATCCGATAGGGCAGGTGGCGGAGGCGGTTTTAGTAGTGTTGGTGGAACTGCTGGCGGTGGATCTGCAACAAGTTCTTATTCAACTTGGGCTAGTGCTACAACTACTGGAGTAAGCGGTGCTTACGCTGGTGGTGGCGGAGGCGCTTCTGGTAGTGGTTCCAATACAGGTGGCGGTGGTGGGGCTGGTAACGGCGGCAGTAATGGCACTTCCTCTAGCGCAGGAACTTCTGCAACGGCAAACACTGGTTCAGGTGGTGGCGGTGCTGGCGTTAATAATGATGGAAATTGGTCAGGCGGCAACGGAGCAACTGGTCTTTGCATTATTAGGTATTTGGCTTAAAAAATGTGCAAAAAGATTAATCAGGATACCTGGCTAACCACTCTTTAGTCTTCCAAGTAATACCCTTCCAAGCAGACCAGTCTTTACCACCATTACTCATATGATAAGCAATCTCTGCATTTTTAATGGGATCAAATAAATCTTCATTAGACTCTAGATTAAATTTATCCCGTCGATCTTGACCCATTGATCCTAGCATATTGATTTGAAATAATCCATAAGAGTTGTCTCCAGTGTTTCTATTTGGATTCCAAGAATTAGGAGTACCCATAGATTCTTTCATTACCGTTGCCCAAGCAACTTTAAGGGAATAGCCTTCAAACCCTACAGACTTTAATATTTTAATTAGTTCATCTTTTTCAAGAGGGGTTCCATATTTATATTTTTTCTTAGTTTTATTATTTTCTTCCTTAGAAACTGAAAAAACCGCCTCAGCGGTTTGGGTTTCACTTTTTGACACGGTACTACTCAAGTTATTTTCAGCATTAGCACTAGAATTAGAGAACAAAGCAATTCCAGTTACTGCTGCGAGTATTCCAATCACTATCTTATTAGTTGTCATGACTGTTCCTCCTTAGAAACAAAAACACCATAAATTATGGTGTTACTCACTAGTATATCATGGATTTGGAGATTGAGTCAAATTAATACATATGATATAATAAATTAAGTATGCAACATATAATTATACTAAATTTTGTTAGTTTTGAAAGGACTTTTAATGATAACTAGCCTATTTTTATCAATAAAAGAGAATTGCTTATGCCAATAATCGCTGCAATTGCATCAAATTCTGTAACTAATTTAGGGCTTGGAAAATCAAGAAAAATTTTAGAAGTTACATGGTTAGTTTTAGCCGGTGGCGGTGGTGGTGGCGGTGCAAGAAGAAGCGGTGGATCAACAATAATGAATGCTCCTGGTGGCGGTGCGGGTGGATATAGAACTTCAAGTGCAACATTAGCCCCATCAACAAACTACACTTTAACAGTTGGAGCCGGTGGCGCAGGTTCATCACCTGGTGATCCATTTACATCATATCCTGCACTTAGAGGCGCAAAAGGAAATACATCTACATTTAATACTATAAATACTACTGGTGGTGGTGGTGGTTTTTACTTCAACAGTATATCGTTTAGTGGTTCAAGTGCTGGTGGTTCAGGAGGTGGTGCAAGCGCCGCTTATACTCCCGGTTCTGGCAATGAAGGTGGTTATTCACCAGTTGAAGGTTATGATGGAGCAACATCGGGTGGCAGCAATGTAACCGGTGGCGGTGGTGGCGGAGCAGGTGGCGCAGGCAATGCAAATGGCACAGGTGGTACTGGAGCGGTTTCTAGCATTACAGGAACAAACGTAACAAGAGGCGGAGGCGGTGCTGGCGGTTATGGCTCCGGACAAGGAGGTACAGGTGGAGCAGGCGGTGGTGGCAACGGTGGCGGCGGAACTTATGGTTATGGAAATGCAACATCGGGAGGTACTAATTTAGGTGGCGGTGGTGGCGGCGGCGGAGGCGCATATCAAAGAGTAAATGGGGCTAGTGGTGGGTCAGGTGTAGTTATTTTAAAATACGCAGATACTTTTACGGCAACTTTTAGTGGTGGAGTTACTCAAACAACAACA